ATAACCACCTTTACGTCTGATGGGGTAATCATCGCTTCCGGAAGAGTCAGTTTCTAAAATACGTTGGAACGTATTAAGAAATAACCTTTCGGGTCTTTGTGTATTATAACAGGTCCATTTAGTATGTCTCCTAACAAAAGAAGACAAATAAACTAAAGGGTCCCTGGTATTTTGATCCCAATATTGGAATCGCACAAAGCTGAAACGATGAAGACCGTGTTCGTTCGTTGTTATCTTGCTATAAGGAAAATCATAGCAGGATAAGAAACGACGAATATCTGGAAAGAACTTCAATCCAGAGTCATCAGGGTAAAACGAGGGCACGACTTTGACTAAGAGTCGATTTTCTCGAAACAACTGGAAGATCAGCAAGAACAACTGTTTATCATAACAATAAGTTAGGTCCCCGAAATACGAAATGTATTTCTTCATGAGACCATTTAAAGTTATGTATAACCAGGGTTCTAGTGCTGACTTCTTCGTTGAGGTGGGACCTTTCAGGAAGAAAGGTCTTATACTACGGCCGTGAAGAAAATCACTTCCGCAACTCTCTCTGAACTTATTGGATCTGGTAAAGAAGGATTTCTCCTTGTTTACTAAAAAGCCGACCTGTTCTGCCATATCTATGAAAGATAAGGCATAATCAGTAGGCAAGATGCAATCATCACCGAAAACCGACATAGCTGCCCTATCCGAAGGATCGGATAGTACAGTGTTGGGATTCTGCTTCGTATGAAGCATGATGGATGCAACTCCAATAGTCCAGAAGACCAGCGTCTCAAGCGGGAAAGTTCCTGCATTACCCATTGTCGATATCATCTCTAGATTTACGTCCTCGCCACGAATATTCATGGTAGGACATCTGAGATCATTAACAATGCTGAACCATTTCGGAGGCAAAAGCCACCGTAGGAGTTCAATCGATACGCAATCTGACGCACTCGAAAAGTCGATAGTGGAATTACTTCCACTAACGGACGATTCATAAGCGAGTTCAGCATGGCGTTCGGGTAGAGACGTGACGTCCAGTCCGACTTTCTTAAGCCTATCATAGAGTAATGTCATCAATCCCTGTTGCAAATACATATTTGCGGTAGGTTCGATGGCTATCATTCTAAGGCTAGAGTTGGTCTTGGGAACGGTTGTAGCACGTGATCCAGCACATATCATGTATCTCTCGACGACTGTCGACTTGGCATTCAATACTTCGATTGCCTCCTTGACATTAGTGTCAAAGTTGAGATACATTTCAAATAGCTGCTTTGCATTACTTGTAGTCGAGATGGGATATGTAAACTTACGGTCTGGCGACGTGTCACTGTATGTGACGCCGATCGTCATACCTGGTCCATGTTTACAAGCATGGAATAGTTCATCATACCAAAACTCCCCAAGAACCCAGTGCATCAGCACGCGGGCTCTTTCAAGGGTTAGCTCTAAAGGGCTAAAATGACGTTTAATAACAGAGTGGCAAGGTGGTCGGAAATTCCGATTAACTTGACCAATATGATTATTAATAGAGAGAAACTTGTCAAAAGTTTCTGTCTCAACGTCATCGAGTTTTTTACTTGGTGAAACATATTTTTTAAGTATGCTTTCATCTTGTACCTCTCGATACTTTCTTGCAAAGTTATGACCAACACTATACTTATCGTGTCGGTCAAGATCACTCAGAAGGGCGTGACGGATCGCTGTCGCGATTTTGTCACAGTCAAAGAACGGGTGTCCTTTACACTTTTTCTTACTTTTCATATGGGTACTCCCTATATGTTAAAGAACGTAGATCTAGTCTATAGATCCGTCAAATAGACCATCAAAGTCGGCGTCAGCACCAGTAAAAATTACAAGATCACGAAGATATTGTAATTCTGCTGCTGATGTTTCTACATCGTAAGATATAGAAACTTCGACTTTGTTGGTCGTATACTCACCATTATCCAGCAAAAGCGGGACATGGAAAGATATTGACGATCTCTGCTGAGTGAACCCATTGGGTGCATCAGAAGAGACTACGGGTGGTTTGACAGTAGCCAGGGCCGTCTTGCGTAAAGCAAGAGAGGTCGGACTATCGTCGATATACAACTTGTTTTGGTTCAAGGTTTTACCCATTGAAATAAAACTCGTTGCAGTACCACCAGAGGGTGTATAGGTTGCCCCAACGGGGACGCTTGCGCTACTTAAAGCCATAATTGGCTCCTTTAGGTTGTGTCACCTCCCTTTCAAGTTTGAGACTATCAAACTCGCCAGGTCAGCGATCTTGGTTGAATCATCTACGAGGCCCTTCATATTTAATGAAGGGATGTTGTCCTCGATAGATGGGCTCCACGGTGAACGTACGTATGATATACTGAACTCAGTAAAATCATCCGGCGTCACCACTATGGACCAACCGCTACTGTTTTGCTCCGTAAAACGGCGCACCGCTGTAGCTGTGGACTTAGTTACGTCCCACGCGGCTAGTATCTTCAAACTAGGATCTAGAAAGTTTGTAATCCCCCGGATAGCTCCGGAAAGGTTAACAAACCTATCTACCATAAATGAATATGGAACGACGGCCCAGATAGTCTCTGGAATGTCTTTGATCCTAAGGCCATACTTGTATCTCCAATCCGTTATAGGATTAGATATCTCATACAATATACCAGAACGATAAGTCTTCTCAAGAGAAGTCTCGCGTTCCCAGGTAAAAGGTCCGTGAATAGAAGTATGAGTAGACACATCGTCTACTTTAACTTCGCCACGAGCGATTTTCCTTGGAGGTATATTGGTAGTGCTTTGATATGCTTCAATGATATCAATGCAACTACGGAGAAGCGGACTAAAAGCGAATCGGTACTCTAACCATGCTTTGGCAGTTGCCTCAGCTAAGGTTCGAGCACGTCTTCGATTATAGAATGTTTTGACATCCTTCTTAAACAGACGGGAAAGATCCCGAGCTGCTTTAAAAGGCTGTTTCAAGAAACGTAATGTTTCTCGAAGTTCAAAAACATCTTCCGCAAACGAGTATGGAGTCCTATCCATGAAAGAGAGAGCTTGCGCTCGAGCTCTAACCGTAAGGTCGGGCAAGATCGGCACTGGCAATACCCCCGGTGAATACTGGGGATAATGAGTGACTATGTACTCGGATAAACATCCGGGTCCATTGATCTCATCCTTATTACTTCCCTTAGTAGCGACATACGTGCCGCCATTAGTGGAATGAACTAGGTCTTTAGTATAGGTACATGGATTGTTAAATATCTCACCTTCCTTTTGCCTCTTAAAGAAGTCTGGAACTACAAAGTCCAGCATTTCTTCAGAGAAAGAAGCATTCTGGGTGTAACCGGAATCATAAAGAATCCCGTTACTCCATTCCTGCTTCAGTAAAGGTGTTCCTGCGTCACTTCGTGACCGGGATCGTGGTGTAGACATTTTACTCTCCTGTACTTATGATTGAAGATCGCGAAGCTTCGGATGCTCTGGAAAGAGCTACGGTGTATGCAAGATCGGTAGACACGACTAAGTGGTCTACTCTCGACGGCTTTTGGCCGGCGATACCAGTTTCGAACCTGGATATCAAACATACAACGATTCCGG